GTTTGCAGGCGTACCACCATCGGCATCACGTTGTGATGTGTTACCAACAGGGAGCTTGGCAGAACCAGTAGTAGAAGTACGAGGTACTTTCTCTGTATCTAGTTCGTTGAGTGCATCTTGAACGTTAGTAGATGCAATATCACCACCAGTTCCAGTATTTGCAACTGAAATGATGTTTGCAGCATCACCAGGCACGTATGCAGCAACCCAGGCAGAGCCTGTGTACACTTTCATACCTACCGGAGCTGTGCTCCTGTAATACAGGTCACCACCAGTCAGTGGATCACCATCATTATCAACAGTAGGATCTGCAGCTTTTTCACCTAGATAGACATCATCAAAGTTGTCGAAGGCAGCAGCCGCAGCAGCCGCAGAGGATGCAGCAGCAGTTGCACTACCTGAGGCACTTGTTGCAGAAGTAGCAGCATTAGTTTCTGAGGTAGCTGCAGCAGTAGCCGAAGCTGCTGCATTGGTTTCAGAAGTTGCAGCGTTGTTAGCTGAACCTTGTGCGTTAGTTTCACTAGCAGCAGCATTAGTTGCAGATGTAGCAGCGTTGCTTGCGCTTGTTGCAGCATTTGTCGCACTGGTTGCTGCGTTAGTTTCTGATGTTGCAGCAGCTGTAGCACTTGCAGCAGCTTGGGCTGCAGAACCACCAGCTAAACCAGCTTGGGTGTCTACATATAATTTTGTTGATGCATCAGCATCAGCGGTAGGTGCACCAAGATTGACAATCTTGTTGGTCTGCATATCCAGCTGACCAGTCAAACTACCACCAGTTGTATTAAGACTACGTTCTTTACGCTCCTGTGCAGAAAACAGGACCTGATCATTGTTAGTGTTCAAGTCCTGTGCACGAATGGCAGAGCCAGGGAAGAACTGTGCTGCAGGGTTTGCAACATCAGTAATTCGGTAAATCCTTACCGCAGCTCCATTAGCCGGGATATGAGCCGGGAGAAATGTAATGGAGCTAGTGTTAGGAGCAAATGTGTAGTGAGTATTTAGTGTTTGTACAACGTCGTTTACAGAAACATAAACGTCGCTTTCTTTGACATATTCAAATGTAAAGGAAAAGTTTGGGTTAGAACCATTCCCCGTTGCATTGTTTTCAGTTATTAGGGACATTTGCTATTTGTTGGTTAGCGGTTTACCATGTTAAGCAGTTCATCTGCTTCATCGCGCAAATCTCTACTCCTTTGAGGATCATAGATTTGATTGCGATTAGCAGCTTGAAGAAGTCGTTCTGCTTTTTGTAGCATATGGACTTCTGGATCTGAACGCAATGATCCCCATGCTAGTTTACGGGCTCGGTTAAACTCATTCCGTAATATTCTATTATGGCGATAACTCATTGGATCAATGCGTCTGTCTCCACGTGCAAGATCTCTTTCCATCTCTTCAATGGAATCGAGAATAAGTGGATCTTTTGCAAGTTCATCTAAACGTTTGCCTAGACCTTGCATACCGATAGCCTGTTGATATTTAGAGCGGACACTTGGACTACGGCGCAGGCTAGTGCCATCAGGAGCCGTTAAGGTAGAAAGGCGTAGATCAAAATTACTTCTGAACAACATTTTTCTGCCTTCACTTTGATCCAAGTTAAATTGAATAGGGCTAATAGCGTTAAACATCCTAGTCATTGGATTCCAGTTTTTAATTGGTTCTCCAGTAAGGATGTCATATTTAATAGGCAGTGGGTTTGTAGTAGCCTGTTCCATAAACAAGTTACGGTTACGAATGCTATCTTCAAAACCAGACTGCAGTTCACGTTGATAAGGTGTTACAACACGTCCAATCTCATTTCTAAGGGAAGCAAGTGGAAGTGTGTTGTTAGCTAATTGAGCAGCAATCTTTTCTAGTTTTTTAGGATCGTTGCCAAACAAATCGACAAGTTGATTCAAGCCTTGCAAGTATGTTTTACTAATCATACCTTTTGCAAGAATCATAGCGTTACCTAGCAAACCTTTTTCTACAAACTCGTCACCCATCAAACGTTGGTTATCTCCAAGGTCTGCAATAGATGCCAAAATTGCACCAAAAGGTTCTAAAGAATCATAGCTAACCCAAACATCACCAAGACGAATAGAACGTGGTACCCAGCCAGCATCTTCCCAAACTTTTTTAGTTTCAAAGTCAGAAGGACCGTTTCCAGTAATACCGCCATTTAGGTAGTGCTGTGATGCCATGAAGATAATACTACTACCAAGCATCAATCGACCATTTTGAAGAGCTTTAGCATTTGCAAGCTCATCAGCTGTTTCAATTCCATACTTCATTACTGAAGCTAAATCATCTGGATTTGCTCTAGCAATGTCATTAAATTCACGTACTAAAAAGTTTAGACCAGGAACATGCTTAAATGAAAGCTCAAGTCCATTGATACCAGTTCTAGCAAAAAGATAGAAAGGTTTTAGCAGCGGTTGTTGGCTGAAAATTTCATCCATTGATTTACCAAAACCACTGATGTCTTTAGTAAGTGTTGCTTCTTTCTTAGCAGCTTGTAGGAAATTATCACTTACAGTGCCATCAATAGGATCAAAGATCTCATTGTAAAGCTCGTTTTCATACTTACTAACAAGCTTAGGATTAATGTCAACCATTGTGCCAGCAGCACGATCAGAGAATGCTTTAGCCATAGCACGCTCTTTTGCACGTGCTCTAGCCAGAATCATGGTAAACGCATCATCAGTAGCTGCCATCAATTTCGTTGAATAAGTCAAGAAATTATTTTGATTAGCAGCACGTGCGAGGTTAGCAATACGGTAAGCAGCTTTGTCACCGTCTGTACCACGCATCTCTGTCCATTCACCCATCATCTTCCACTGTTCATCTGCTCCACTAAACTCAGCAAACCTACTTTTAGTAGTGTGGATTTCATTAGAGAAATAACCGTTTACTCGTTTAAAGAAATAGAACATAGCTTCTGGTACGGCTTGTACCATAGCATTAGCAGATGCGAGTGAAGTTCTGAATGTTTGACTTTCCCCGTTAGTAACAATCCTAGCTAGACCACCTAGCATTTGAGCCATAGGACGTGTGAATACAGCAGTTGAGGTGCCCATAATAGCACGCAACGGTGTCTTAGGACCACTCAGCACACTGTTAATCATCACACCTTGAAGCTCTTGGATCATCATCCCAGGCTTACCACCAAACTGACGCAACTTACGACGCATAAAACCGTCAAAGTCATCGAAGTTTCTAATTTCATTAGACATAGAGAATGCTTCTAGCACACCCTTCATCAACTCATCATCATCATTATTTTTAACCATGTCGATCATAACATCGACTTGATCACGAGTTGAGGTTTGAAGTTCAGCTAGTGCTTCTTCAACGTTTTTCTTAGAAGCTCCCTGTGCTTTCAGTTTGTTAAATTCTTTACTAAGCAAGAAACGTGATCGCTTGACATTATACATACCGAGAATCAAGTTTTCTCGTACACGCTCCAGTGGACCACCAACATCACGTAGATCAGCAGTATCTGCTAGTTCAAGTGCAGCTCTGCTGAGGTCACGCAGTTTGGGGAATAGAGTAGCATTAATAATATCAGCTGTCAATACGTTTTCAACTGTCCAAGCTTCGCGTTGATCCTTACCGAGAATCATTGGGTTATCGTTAAGAATCTCTGCCCAATAATCTTCAGGATTTAGATCAGCTGCATCTCTACCGTTAATAACTCTATGTGCAGATTCAAAAGCATCTTTAAATACTTCATTCAACTCATAGCCATTATTCTGTAGTTCGCGTACAAGAGATTGGAATTTAGTGTTACCAAGGAGTTCCTGTGCTTTTTGTCTATAAAAGCTTTCAGGCATACCGCCTTGATTTGCCATACGGATAAGCTGAGCTTGTGTAGTGATGTTGTCAGTAGAACCACCTTCTGCATTCAAGTCAGTGTGAATACGTTTGGTTTGTTTAGATAACTCATACATATCAGCAGTAGAGTTAGGGTTACCCTGCCAATCTTCAGACAAAGCTGGGTTTTTATGCTCACCATATCCAGGAACTTTTACTTCCTCTTTTGCTTGCTCAATAATTTGATCATCGATGTCCTTGTTACGTTCATCGATTTTACGATCAATATATTCAGCATTGGTTTCTGGTGTAGTATCAACCCTTGCTTCTGCTGTACCACGGAATTGTTCAGTAGGATCGTTAGGATTAGCTGCTTGCAGCGCTTTGTTATCTGGAGCATCAGGGCCTTTAGGGCGAGGCATTGCAGCATCTACACCTTTCTGTAATCCCTTCATACTAACATCAAACA